GATATCCTTCTCTAGCCTCAAATAGTCGTTAGCTTACCGTGAGGGGGCGAGCGCCCCAGAACTCCAGGTAATCGATATGCATCTTAGTCACAGTTCCCGTGGCGTCATCGGGGGAACCAGCCCACCAATACGGGATCAAAATCGCAGTCGTGGCAACCGCAAGCGGCTCCGCACCCTGCAATAGACCGTTGATGTAAAAGAACGCATGACCCGTTGCATCGATTTCGACACGAAGGATAATGTAGGTTGAGGCAACTGGCGCTACAGCCAAGCTGTACTCATCCGAAGCATTACCTAACGTATTGGCGTTGTTAGAACCCGCCATGAAGAAATCGCCTTGGGCATCATTGCTGTCCGTGTTGAAGAAGATTGCCGCTACATTGGCAGTAGACGTAACCGCACCTTCTACGACAACATTCGTGTTGGCTTCAAAAGGAACGATTTCAGTAGCCGCAGAGATCACATCAACAAGGCCGAAGCCAAAGTTGCTGTCTGCGATCTGGCTAGCAGAGACACGCATCTCCATAGCCGTTACTCCATCACTGATCAGAGCGCCGTTAGTCAAGAGACCAAGGCTACCTGTGGACAGATCCGTATCGTCGCCATCGTCGCCGCCACTGAAGGTCATAGTGCCTTCAGGTTCGCCTTCGATAACGGACAAAACGGCATTACCATCACCAAGATGCACGATATAGCTGGGGGTTGCATGTGCTGTAGTAATAGGTACAACGCCAGCATAGAAGTCATCGTATATCCGCCAGTGAGTAGCATTACCGGGATAAGAAGTACCACTATCCCGATTGGTAGCCAACTGGATTTGGCCAGTGCCGCCGCCATCTGTAGTCATGTGCAGACGGAAACAAGCAGGCTCTTCTGAAGTGTAACGAGTAACTTGTGTTACGCCACCAACAGCAGCAGCGCCGTTAGCAGTTGGAAAAACATCAGCGTAACCCGAGATTACAGAAAAAGCACCCGAACCTGGGGAGCCAACTTCCTTTTCCAAAGCCCAAACCTGATCCATGCTAACTCCGTTTCCGAAGCCCGTCACAGTCTGGTTACGGCCCGTAGTACAAGTAGTTGTAGTTACATCATCGACAGTCGCAGCGTCGATTTTATAACCAAAGCCAGCATTTGCCACAGTCGGCCACGAAAAGACCGCCGCTAAGGCAAAAGCCAGTGTAGTTTTGATGAAAGTATTCATCATTCACTTTCCTTTTTTTCTGCGCGAGTGATGGCAGCTTTCATGGCAGCTTCCGTTTTGTAAATCTGCCCTTTAAACTCCCATTCTTCGATAGGCTCTTCAGGTTCAGAGACAAGTTGTGGTCCCACTGTGGGATCAGTCTCATCAGCCCAGCCGTCCATACCAGAAGCATTCATCGCTTGTCGTGTGCGTTCTGCCTCTGCCTGCTCTTGCGCATACTGGGTTATGGCTTCATCTTCGTGAGCCTGCCAAGTATTATCTTCCTCAAAATCGTCAGGTAAGATATCTGCCGTTAAAGGGAGATGATTGCGAAGAGCTTCAGGAACGTTCATACAGACACCCTGTTGAAACCTTCGTCTTCCAAACCCCGGCACTATGAAATTATTCTGAAATCGTACTTTCATATCATCCTTCTTTTTTCAGAAGACTGTCGAAGAGGAAGCCGAAGCTCCCTCCTCGCTCAAGCCTTAGTTAGTGGCGTCAGCGTAGGACTTCCACTTACCCGGATCAAGTGTCAGAAAGGCGTTAACCGTCCCGGCAGTTGTCGTAGTGGTGGCAGTCACAGCAAGGATGCCGACATAGCGCTCGTAAGCTGGACCTTCCAGCGGCAGAGCACCGTGATAGATCAATCCGCCAGCGTTAAACAAAGCAGAGTTAGCTGCCGCATCATCCGTGACGAAAGTATCTGTGCGAAAATGCTCGGTAGCATCTCCGTTAGTAGCAATGGCCGCAGCCGCATCCGATACTAATCGAAACTGAAGAGTACCAGCTGAACCACCCGTAATAATTTCCGTGCCGCCTGTGCGGATCACGAGATAGACAGGTTGGCCATTGCCAAGATCACGAGCAACGCTACTATCGATGACATCACCGATAAGAACCGTGCCTGCCGAAGCAGAAACGTCCACGTTGTCGCAAAACTCAGTTCGTTCATCTAACCACATAATGTTAACCTTCCGTTTTGCTAGTGGTTTACGTTAACGCCGCTTCGTCAGCCGAGAGACTGTCGCAACGCCGCATGGGAATTCCGTGGAATCGCTCTGTGTGACGTATATCGCCCGAAAGATTATCCATCGTAACGACATTAGCGTTACCCATAGCTGCGCTTTGCCGCGCAACCCAGGAAGCAATATCACGGCTCATGTACCACGACGGACGGCCCGCATTGATATTCGGGATCAGTCGTAAAGCCTGGAACATGAGGTCAGTCAAGTGCGCACCAGAGGAAAAAGTTCCAGAAGTGAAGACTTGACTTAGGTTCGACTTATCGATGTTAGCAATGCGAACCACATACCGCCAATCGCGAACCGAGAGGCCCGCATCCCAGCGATAGTGAGTACGATAAGCTTGCATACGGCCAGTATTGCTACCGTCAGAAGCATCTTCCAAAGTAACTTCACCCATGTCCGTGACCTTGAGGCCAGCAGTAGAGCCTTTGGGGATAATTCCATGAACCGTATTCGGCCCCCACACGACCAGCCAAATACTGGCATTGTCGGAACCAGAACCGCTACCATTGATGACGTTATCAGAGTTCTCATCAGCCGTCAGATTTGCAAAACGAGGCGCAAGGCCGGTAAAAGCTTCTGGTTCTGTGGCTTCATCACCATAGAACAACGTATCAACGATTTCTTGATTCATACCTTCAATATGCGGTTTATCTTCTTGCAAGCGGAATGCCGCCGTATTGCCGTTCAAATCAGCCAGAGCTTTATCAACTTCCGCATATGCTTCTAGCATACCCGTATTATCCGTGACTTGCACTGTGGTCGATTTATTCGGCGCAACGCCGCCATAAAGCTTACGCCATGTCGGGGCAGGGATGCCCGTCCGTTGTGTAGTGCGGTGACCCGTGGGAAGATTGCCTTCCATCCACGACATCTCATCGAGAACCTCATTAGTCTCATTGAGGATTTCGACTACCGCAGCAATTTGACCGTCTGGATCAGTGACTTTCGCCAGATCCAAAAGAGTCGGATTGTTAACGCTAAGAGTAGCCATTTTTCAATGCCCTTCTTTCCGAGTTAAGATCGAAGAGAAGATTACGCCGTCGACTTACCTTGATCTGGATACATCCGTTCTGCGAGCGTCTTTTGCCCACCAGGATTCACACCTCCGAAGTCGAGGTTATCTTCTCCAATTGCTTTACCCAACCTATACAATAGGCGGATAATTTCGGGATGGTTTCCCGTCCCGGTGTCTTCCAAGGCTTTCGCCAGATTAGGGCCACCGATTTTACGCATGGCACTACGGGCAATCATAATGCTCTTATCATATCCACCCTTGCCATACTCTTCATCATTCTCCGCAGCCTTAGTCCATTCAGCCACTCGATCTGTCCACATATCTGCCTGCTTCTTCAAAGTCTTTTCTACCGCTTTGGCTTGTAGATCAACAAACGTTTGAGCCTGATCTTGTGTCAACTTATGCTCTGTTGCCAAAGGCAAGAATGCCTCAAGCGCCTCGTTGTCCATCTCCATACCTTCGGGTAGCTTAAACTCCGAATAGTCGGCTGGGGCACCGTCCTTATCCTCGTCGGCTATACCGTCCTTGGATTTCTCGTCGGTGTCGTGGTCAGCAGCACTACCGTCGCTGGCAGTGTCTTCTACGTTCTCATCTTCTGTAGCTGTG